CTTTACAGAGTATGCTGAAGGCGGGAAGGTTGGACTTTATGCCAATATCGCTGCCAAGAAAAAACGTATTAAGGCTGGTTCTGGTGAGAGAATGCGTAAAGTTGGTGCTAAGGGTGCGCCTACTAAAGAGGACTTTATTCAATCTGCTAAAACAGCGAGGAAGTAATTGAAAGACTTTATTAATCGTCAGTTGGAAATATCAGACAAGCTATTTAAAGTAATGTTTGACGACCATAAAGAACGCATTAGAGATATGGCTATGTGGGCAGAGCTAGACGCAAGTTTAATGCGTAAGCTCAATGAAAGAGATGCCGAGATTACCCGTTTACAAGAAGAAATTGCCAAATTAAAGGCTAATAAATGAGCACGTCCGGAACCTCTACGTTTAACCTAGACCTCAATAACCTTATAGAAGAGGCTTTTGAGCGTTGTGGTCAAGAATTACGCAGTGGTTACGATATGCGTACTGCACGCCGCTCCCTTAATCTATTAACTGTAGAGTGGGCTAACCGTGGCATAAATCTTTGGACTATTGAGCAGGGTCAAATTAGCCTAGTAACTGGACAAGCAATTTATGCCATTCCAACAAATACAATTGACCTGCTAGACCATGTAGTGCGTCAAAACAACGGTATTCAAAGTACTCAAGTAGACTTAAACATTACCCGTATTTCTGAGTCCACCTACTCTACAATCCCAAATAAGCTCACACAAGGGCGTCCGATACAGGTGTGGCTAAATAGACAGACAGGTCAAAATAACTCCGTGGCAACCGTTTTAAACGGCTCTATATCAGCTACAGACACAAGTATTACTGTGACTGACGCATCTCAGCTTTCAAGCGCTGGATTTATTAAGATTGACTCTGAAGTTATTAGCTATCCAAACGTGGTTGGCAACGTATTGACCAATTGTGCTCGTGGTCAAAACGGCACTACAGCCACTAGCCATACAACTGCAGCTGCAATTACAGTACAAAACCTTCCATGCATTAATGTATGGCCTACCCCCGATGCCGGCGGGGGTCCGTATACCTTTGTTTATTGGAGACTTCGCAGAATTCAAGACGCCGGAGCTAATGGCACGGTAGAGCAGGATATTCCATTTCGCTTATTACCATGTTTAGTTGCTGGATTAGCTTTTTACTTATCGCAAAAATTGCCAGATGGATTGGCTAGAATGCAGATGTTAAAATCAGAATACGAAGAGCAATGGCTATTAGCGTCTACTGAAGACCGTGAAAAGGCGGCGTCTCGATTTGTGCCAAGGATGACATTCTATGGCCAGTAAGTTTGCAAGCGGTAAATATGCGATTGCGGAATGCGACATTTGCGGGCAAAGGTACAAGCTCAAAGAGTTGCGTAAACTTACCATTAAGACTAAACAAGTCAGCATTAAGGCTTGTCCAGAATGCTGGAATCCAGACCAACCGCAGTTATCTTTGGGTATGTATCCAATTGATGACCCACAGGCTTTACGTGAACCACGTCCCGATACTAGTTATTTAGCTTCTGGAAACAGCGGTTTACAGGTAATATTGACAAATAGCGATGCTGTAAATGCCGTCGGATTTCCTCAAGGTGGTAGTCGTGTAATCCAATGGGGGTGGAGTCCTGTAGGTGGTGCAAAAAGTTTTGATAGTGTCCTAACGCCAAATTATTTAATTGGAGCAGGACAGCTCGGAACAGTAACTATATCAACAACATAGGAGTATAAAATGTATAAACGTGATGCAGATGGCATAGCCAAAAAAGGCAAAACAGACGGCACAAACTTGGGCAATTCAGGTCCAACCGCAGCTACAATGAAAGGCGCAACCAAAAAAATGGGCGTTAGTTCTATGGCTATGAAAGATATGGGTCGTAACTTAGCTCGTGTAGCAAACCAGAAGAAAGCTGGAAGAGGCAGATAATGGCTAAATTTTCTAAAAAAGTAATGGGTAAAGAAGTCGGTGATGCGACTGTTTATGCCGAACCACATACTATGAACGGGAAAGCTATGAAAGCTACTGAGTCTATTGGGTATAAAACAGACCCTAATTCTATGAGTGCAGTTGAAACAACTCCAGGCGGCATGCCAGCTCGTCGAGTAAGTATGGGCAATCCTGATTCAAAACAGATAAACAAAAACGGTGAAATGAAGCAACGTGGTTCTGGCGCAGCAACAAAAGGCTTTACTTCTCGTGGACCAATGGCTTAAGGGTAAACCCTGATGAACTATACGCAGCTTTTTGCGGCTATTGAAGCCTATTCTGAAAACTACGATTCTGCCGTTGGTGGGTTTGTGGAGAATATTCCTGTTTTTGTTAAACAGGCAGAGCAGCGTATATATAACACCGTTCAATTGCCACCATTACGTAGGAATGTAACTGGCACATTGACGAGTGGTAATAAGTACTTATCTGCTCCAGATGACTATTTAGCCACATACTCCCTAGCAGTTATTAATACTGATGGCAGTTATTCTTATCTTTTAAACAAAGATGTTAACTTTATTAGAGAATCGTATCCAACGCCAACTGATACTGGAGTGCCTTATTATTACGCTCTTTTTGGCCCTCAATATACTGCCGTTAATGAACTTAGCTTTATTATTGGACCAACACCGAATAACAATTATGCGGTAGAACTGCACTATTTCTACTATCCAGAGTCAATCGTAACCGCCGGCACTACTTGGCTTGGAGATAACTTTGATTCAGCGCTTTTATATGGTTCTTTATTAGAGGCAGATTCATATATGAAAGCGGATAATGATGTCATTACATATCATAAAGACCGCTATACAGAAGCATTAGCATTATTGAAGCGCTTGGGAGATGGTTTAGAGCGTGGCGATGCTTACAGAAATGGTCAAACTAAGCTAAATACAAACCTTAAAGGGAATGTTGTTTCATGACAATTTCACAAGGTCAGTGCACAATTTTTAAGCAAAACTGTTTAAGTGGTTTAGAAAACTTTGCCTCTGGCACCCCTTATACCTATAAGATTGCTTTGTATACTGCGCTTGCTGACTTATCCTACACCACGCTAACGTATACAACTCTTAATGAAATTACGGGAACTGGATACACGGCAGGCGGGAAAACTCTAACCATATCTCAAGTGCCAATTTCTAGTGGCGTTACCGCTTACATATCTTTTTCAAATGTAACCTGGAGCCCGGCTTCCTTTACGACCAGAGGGGCTTTAATCTATAATAGCACCACTGGAGCTGCTGTTGCGGTGTTAGATTTTGGGGCAGACAAAACCTGTACTAACACTTTTACCATTACTTTTCCGACAGCGAGTGCGGCAGACGCTATTATTCGCATTTCTAATTAAGGAGTTTTTATGCAAGATAAAGTACAAATGGCGGATGTTTGCGAAGCATCTGTTACCCGTGGTGCAAGCCACAAAGAGGCTACCAGTATTTCTGGTTACTATACCGTAGAGTGTTTTAACAACGGTCAATTGAAGTGGAAAGATGATATCCACAACCTAGTCACGACTGTTGGTAAGAACTTTACAATGGATACTACACTAGGCAATACTGCTGGTGGCGCTGTTGTAATGGGCTTAAAAGGCACAGGAACTGCAGTTGTAGCTGATACTCAAGCTTCCCACGCTAGCTGGTTAGAAGTTGGTTTGGCTAATGCTCCGACCTATACAGGTAATCGTCCTACCCCAACTTTTAGTGCAGCGTCTGCTGGTGCTAAAACTACATCTTCAGCGGTGACTTTTGCTATTACTTCCTCTGGAACTGTAGCGGGCTGCTTCATTAACATCGGTGGTTCAGCGACTAAAGATAACACTACAGGTACTTTGTTCTCTGCTGGTGACTTTACCGCAGGTTCCAAGACAGTTACTTCTGGCGATACACTGAGCGTTACCTATACCGCTACTGCAGCGTAATTAAGGAACTAACATGGCGTTAGTTCTTGCCGATAGAGTCAAAGAGACTACCACTACTACTGGTACGGGTACTGTCACGCTTGCTGGAGCCTCCACAGGCTTTCAGTCTTTTGCTGCCGTTGGTAACGGGAATGTTACTTACTACACCATAGCAGGGCAAGGTACGGCTGAATGGGAAGTAGGCATCGGAACTTACACGTCTTCTGGTACCACTTTGTCCAGAACCACTGTTTTAGCTTCGTCTAACTCAGGCTCATTAGTCAACTTCTCAGCTGGAACAAAAGACGTATTTGTTACTTATCCTGCTGGAAAGTCCGTTTATTGGGATAGCGAACTAGGAAATGCTGCTGCTGCTCCTGAACTAACGGCTACTAATGGCTTGTTTGTTAATAATATGACTGTAGCTACGACTTACTCTATTCCAAGTGGATATTCGGCTAACTCGGTTGGACCTGTTACTGTATCTAGTGGGGTTTCCGTAACTGTGCCTAGTGGCTCTCGTTGGGTAGTTCTGTAATGTTTGGAATTGTACCGTTCTCACAAGCCCCGTTTGATACTTTAGGCGGGACAGTTTATGCGGTATCGGTCAATGAAACTGAGACTTTATCCGATACCCAAAGCGTAGCAGCAACCTTTTTAGGCTCTGTATCTGAATCCCAGACCTTAACTGACGCACAGTCCGTAGTAGCGGCTTTCCTAGCCTCCATATCCGAGTCCCAGACCTTATCTGATGCCCAGACTGGTAATGCTACATTTGCCGTAGCCGTATCTGAAACCGAGACTTTAAGCGATGCCCAGACTGGAAATGCTACTTATCCTGTATCTGTAAGCGAATCCGAGACCTTGAGTGATGCTCAAACGGGTAATGCTACTTTCCCAGCATCAGTTTCTGAGTCACAAACCTTAACTGACGCACAGACTGGTAATGCTGGATTTGCTGTGGCTATCAGCGAGTCTATGACTTTATCTGAAGTTCAGACTGGTTTGGCTGCGTTCTTGGCATCTATTACTGAAACACAGACACTATCTGACGCTCAAACAGGCAATGCTACCTACCCAGTATCCGTAAATGAGTCACAGACCTTGACTAACGTACAAGACGTTATAGCGGCTTTTGCTGCCTCTATTACAGAAACCCAGACTTTATCTGACTTACAAAACGCTTCATTTACCTTTTTTGGTAGCGTTTCTGAGCTTTTAACCTTAAGCGATGCTCAGACTGGCAACTTCCTATTAAGTGTTAATGTTAACGAGTCTTTAGCCCTAACCGATGCCCAAGTAGTTCAAGCCCAGTTTATTGGTGTTGTAAGCGAAGTTATGATATTAACGAGCTTGGCTTATGCCCGTGGATGGTTTAAAATAAACGACAACCAAACTCCAAATTGGACAGGTATTAATAATGCACAAACTTCAACTTGGACTGCGGTAAATGACACTCAGTCTGCGGGATGGACCCAAATTGATAATGGTCAAGGATAAACATGGCATCTACGTATAGTGACTTAAAAATAGAACTTATTGCTACTGGTGAGCAATCGGGTACTTGGGGAGCAACCACAGATACTAATCTGGGTACAGCCCTTGGCGAAGCTATTACTGGTTCTGCCGATGTTAACTTTGCTACAGCCGCTGATGTTACTGTAACGCTTACCGATACCAATACAGCTCAAACAGCCCGTAATCTGCGTTTAAACATTACAGAGTCAAGCACAGGCATTGGCTATACAGGTAACTTAATTCTTGGTTCTGGCTGTCAGATAGAGAAGTTTTACATCATAAACAACGGCACCACAGCCGCCAAAACGGTTAAAAACACTACTGGTACAGGCATTTCAGTGCCCGCTAATTCTTCTGTATTAGTATTTAATAACGGCACTAACGTAGTTACTGCATTAGATGCTTTTGGCGGAACAGGTGCAATCCTTCTCCCAGTCGGCACTACAGGACAGCAACCTACAGGCGTTCCTGGAAAGATTCGGTACAACTCTACCAATACTAAGTTTGAAGGCTATTCAAATGGTGCTTGGAGTTCTATTGGTGGCGGTGCTACTGGAGGCGGAGCAGACCAAGTATTCGTTGAAAATGGTGTTACTGTAACAACCAACTATACGCTAACGACTGGGTACAATGCCGAGTCTGTTGGTCCTATCACCTTAAATAGCGGTGTTGCGGTCACGATTCCAACTGGACAACGCTGGGTTATCTTGTAAAATAGACGAAATTAAAGGAAAAATAATATGTCCTCAGTCGTAATTTCAGGCGATACAAGCGGTGCA